CAGTCTTTAATTTGTTTTGACAATTAATAAATGTATTACCACCTCCTACATTAACTCCTTGTCGTATAGAAGATTCAACTGCTAATACGGCATCGTCTAATCTATCCTTAAGTTCTTTCATTTCCATTTTAGTATGTCCTCCTGCATAAATTACAGCAACACCTCCTGTTAAGTTAGCAAGTCTTTTTCTATGAAATACCTTGTCTACACCAGATAAATTATGCTCATCATTATCAGCATCGTCTTGTAATATTTGTTTAACTTCAAATATAATGTCATCAATTAATTCTTGATCAGAATCACCTTCCAACACAGACGTATATAGTTCGTCAACTTTAACTTTTTTAGCAAAGCCTAAATTATCAGGATCAAATTTATCTTGAGACCCAATAACATAAGCACTAGTTAATGCCGCTAAATCGTTCATTAAAATACTTTTTCTTTCACCATATCCATCATTTTGAACAAAGCACGCAGGATATCCTGTAGCCTCCAACCATCTTTTAATTTGACTTAATGTAATATCAGTAATGTCATTACAGAACACTAATAACGGTTTACCACCTAAATACTCAACATATGAAGAGATGTCAGTCATTGCTTGCAATACGTCATCAATAATTAAGATATAACAATCATCAATTTCAAAAGTTAGATTTCTTTTATTATTAATCATAAAGTTTTCAATCCATCCTTTATAAAGTTTCATACCTTTAGTCTTATCAGTTTTTATTTCAGAATGTTCTGATTCTTTTACTTCAATATGACCATATAAACCAATGTCTTCTATAATAGAATAAATATAATCACCTAACTCTTCATCATTAGATGAAATTGATGCAATTTCTCTTAATAACTCAGGTTCAGACGAAACATCAATGGACGTATCTTTAATATAATCTGTCACATCTTTAACTGCTTGGTCAATTTGCTTAGATAGTTCATAATAGCTTACGCCTTCATCCAACAATCGGACCCCTTCATTAATTAAATACTGTGCTAAAATCATAGTTGTAGTGGTATTATGAGTTACGATAAAATCATCAGTTATGTACAAATGATCATCGTTAGATACTTTAATACACTGCATTTCTGTAAATTCTCCAGTAGCTTCTATCTTTCTAATTTGATTACCGTATTTATATCCTTTTAATTGAATTATTCTATGAATAGGTTTATTACTGTAAGAATTTACGTCATTCTCTCTAGTGTGTAACTTATAATGAGCTGCATAACCTAGGCTTCTCATCAAAGTTAAAAAATCATCCTTAAGTCTATCAGATACTGTAGAATACTCAATAAACCCTCTAGTATTAACATGTCCGTCAGTATCAACTAATCCCTCTAACAACTCTTCGCGATCTTCAATAGTTGAATATAAGTAATTAGTCGGTATGAATTTACTGTGACTATATGTATCTAGCAACCCTAATTCTTTAACCAAATTATGAAACGTGTCAACATTGTTATTAGATCTTTTAATTTTAACTCTAAAATAATTCTTATCTTTAACAAATTTAGTATTTAATTCATACCCTTCTGGTAATAAAAACTCAATTTTATCAATAATATATTGTTGATTAGAAGCTATTGCTAATTCAATTGAACCATTTGAGTGTAAAGAACCGTCACCAATTAAACATCCAACTATATAAGGGTGTAGGGTCAAATCTTTTTTACTAAATTCAACTTTAGTTCTAGGCGTATAATATCCGTATTGACCATAACCATTTGATTTTTTTATGTAAATTTTACCACTGTCAATCATTTCTTTAGTTGTCATAGTTTTTAACCTAGAATTAGATTTATAACCCTCGTATACTGACCATAAATGGTCTTCACAACATTCTACAACTCTGCCGTCTGAATAGTAAACCTTATATATTTCTTTTTTACCTTTTGGGAATATTCCCGTAACTGTTTGAGTAGTTTCATTTATTCCACATATAGAATCTCCTACTTTAATTTCACTCATAGTAGTAAACCCATTAGGGGTTAATATTTTAGACCATAAAGGTTGAGGACCATCTCCACTAGATTTCATAGTTTTTAATGAAGCCTCTCTAAGAACAGTAATTATCATGTTTTCATAATCATCATGAGAAATGATATTTTTAGCTACAGTAACACCATCTTTAGTAATATGTGTTCTGCCAGATTCATCATTAAAAAGTACAGTTCTACCTTTAGTACCTAATGTTAGTTTTACAGTGTCCGCAAGTCTATTTACACCTTTTAAAATTGAGTTAGTTGTTTTTTTCATAATTTAGTTTAGTTTGTTTATTTATTTTTTCTTATGTTAGATTTAATTTTTTCTTGTTGTATTTTTTGAGACCTGTCTAAACTCCTCTCTTCCCTGTCCATTTTATCCTTTTGATCTTCACGCTTTCTATCGATTTCTTTATCAATAGATTGCTGCTCTTTATCACGTTCTTCCATTGCTAGTTTAAATTCTTCAATATCGAGCTTTCTACCTTCAAGCTTAAGTTTTTCTTCTAATTGCTCCCATTGCATGTAATCAGGTAAACCATCTTTATTATAATCTTTCTGTTGATCAAAAGAACTTGCTTGAAGTTGCATTTTCATTAAATCCTTGTTGTAATCAAGTTTACCTTTAAGATATATTTTATGAAGTTCATTAATTTGACGATCTTCATCTTGACGACGTGCCATTTCAGCCATTTCTTTTTCATGGTCTCGTTGTTGCTGATCACGCTGATCAATACGCTGTTGATGCTTCTCTTCAATATCTTTAATCATTGTTTTAAATTGACTTAGATTTTCAGTCTCTAATAACTCAACTAAAGCATCTAATCCAGCTTTATCATTTTGAACCAAAGCATGAGCTAAACCTTTAGCTTGTTCTAATACCTTATAAGCCTTAGAATTATCAGCAATTCTTAATTTAAAGTTATCCTCTAGTGTTAGTATATCAAGGTCAATTAAAACCTTTTCTTCATCATTTAAGAAGCCTCTGAGCTTACCTGTAGATTCAGATAAAACAGAAAGTGTCATCTCCATTAAACCCTGTAATACATCTTGCCATAATAAATCATGAGCTGCATGTAGAGGTTCGGTAATATTAACGGAATGCATTGTATCTCTATAATTATCAGTAGCTGTCATTCTAGCATTGGTTTGACCAATACGTTGATCTGACATCCCTGATGCTAGTTTAATATTTTGTTCAATAAAGCTCAATAAATTAATATAATGCTGGATGGCCCCGGCATTTGTTGCATCTATTCTTTCTGCAACTTTCATTGTGTTAGTTAAACCCATGCTACCAGCTCCTTTATTATTACTGAAAGGATTATAGGGAACAAATCCATTATCCTCGGCAATTCTCATTGACTCTTTAAAACCAATGTTTTTATCTAATAAATGTACATTAATAAACGTTAACACGCCTCTATCTTGACTAATAAGTTTTAAAAGACGAGCCATAATAATGTAGTATAGTTTTTGCCACGGTTTCATTCTATCCATTAAGGATATTGTATAAGCATTTCTATTATTGTAAATATAGCCATATATTGGGAGCTTAGTCTCATAAGGGTTCAATAATGATTGATATGCATGTTGAACAGGTCCTATATCTACATATATGTCATATCCAATTCTAACACCTTTCCATACTTCAGGTATCCAAATCCACTCTAATGAAATAGGATTTTCATTGACATCAATCCATCTATAAACAGCTTTAGATTTACTATAAGTAGATTTAACTAATTCTTTTTTAGCATCTTCAGGTATAATAAACTCCTCTGTTACATATGTGGTATCTAAAGCACCGTAGTCGTTTATATATTCTACTTTACCTAATTTTCTTTGAGATTTCCAATATACGGTATATACATCAGTATAATCTCTAGTGTAACTTTTAGATCTTGATACTGCAGATAATCCTATTCTATTTGAATAACCTGATCCTAAATAAGAATTATTTGGATATCCATATCTTTCATCTGCGAAAATATAACTTTCTAAATCACCTGTAATGTTCCTAGGTATATCTCTAAAAGAATTAATTTCTTTATCTTGAGATGGATGAGGATTTCTTTTAGACACAGTAAATGGATGATTAATACCTTTTACCTTACCAGCATATGCTCCAAGTTCAATAAGTTTTTTATAATCAGAATCACTTAATAAATCGCCAAATTCTTCAACTATTTTTTCTAAACTCATCAACTCTCTATATCCTGCATAATCACCATCTTGAATCCACATTACATCGGGTGACTTTTCAAAGAATAAATTTAACGGATTTAATTGTTTTACTTTAGGTAAGTCTTCTTCTCTTACTTTGTATATTTCAACAGCCTCTCTTCCTGCAAGTAATGCGTCTTCAAACGTTTGATTTTTGATAAACTTGATATTCTGCCTTTCAATTATCATTCTCATGATGCGTTCAATTGCAATTTCTTCAGCAGTATTTATATTTTCATATTTATCAAATATCTTTTTAGGGTCAGAAATAGAACCATAATAACGCTCAAATCTATCGCTTAGTTCCTGTGCTGCTTTTTCAAAATCTTCTTTAGATAAAGAACCTTGTAATTGCTTCACTTCTAAGTCAAATAATTGACGTTGTCTATCATATTCGATTTTAAAAACCTCTTTAGATAGTTTTTCTATATCTCTACGCTTATCTCGCTCAATGGTGTCAATAGCTTTTTTAGAGTTGTTAATAATACTAAATGCAAATGGCCTATTCCACTCCTCACCTTTATGTGCATCAATTATATTATGTGTTTTATTATATGCATTTACAAATATCTGAGTATTTTCTTCACTACCCAAACCCTTGCATATTTCTGTAATTTCTTCTCTATTAAGTTGATTATTTTTTAAAGAATAGTTTTCTTCCATTCTTATCCACTCATCATACCAATCATACGATAAATCAATATAATAATCTAACATTTCTTTACGCCACTCTTTAGTTTTTTTACTAGTGGGTATTCTTTGGTTTAAAAGGTATTTCATTATAACTTTTT